CATAAGGTCCCCCTTGCTTCAAGCGTGACAGCTTTCTATGTATATACTAACTGCCTACTTGATAATTTAATCTTTTTACAACTCGTCAGCTGTAATGGAAGTAAGCCCCTTTAATCTCTGCGCACTGAAGGCATACCCTGTAGGTATGCGGTATCTGGCTGCAAGAGTGAAGCGGAGCGGAAGCCAATGTTGTAATTGTAGTTCGTGCGGCCGTTGTTGAGGTTGTAGTAGAAAACGCCCGCGTTGTCCTCGTTGTTGAAGTTGCCGCCGCGATACGGCTAAATTTATTTGACTTACCCCCACATAATACTATCTGTTTTGCTGCTGGGTTGATTTTATCCAACCGCCCAGCATACGCCCTATTTCAACGGTCATTTTAGACCATATTTCATACTTCTTAGGCGGTAAAAAGCCTAATTCGTGTGCCAGGCGTAGGAACGCTTTTAACTTTGTAAGCTCTACGTCCATATCCTGTAGGGTCGTCTTTTTGTAGTATTTTTTCTGCGCTTCTATGCCTTTTGCTAAAACCTTGTGCATACAACATTTTATATCGGCGGCAAGCGCAAATTTTTCACTTTTCGGAAATTGTGCTAATGCGATATAACCGTACTTAATCATATCGTATAGCTTTTGCAATATTTTTAAATCTTCCATAGTCATTATCCTTTTTAAGCCGCCCTATCGGTCGGCTGTCAGTTAATCAGTAAGCAGATTTCCGGGTACAAAAGCGGAGCGGAAGCCAACGAAGAAATAGTAGAACGCGCGGCCGTAGCCGAGGTAGTAGCAGAAAACGCCCGCGTCGTCCCCGTCGCGGACGTAGCCGCCGCGACACGGCACTTTTTCGCCGCTTGTGCTGGCGTAGAAGTAGTCGCCTTTGTATGTGTCGGCTGCGTCATTAGGATATAACGCTAAGGCTTTCAGATAGTCCGGGATAGTGATACCGTCTGCAACGGTCATACCCTTAAACGTACCGCTTGTGGTTTTAATACCTGTCGTGCTGTTAAACTTTAAAGCTCCGTCCGTGCCGGGCGCTACCATAGCGCCCGTCTGGCTTATGGCTTTCCACAGGGCGCTGTTAGCGCCCTGGTCTACAGCTTGTGCGGCGTTGTTGTCGGGAATAACCTGTATTTCGCCGTTATTAAGTCTAAGACCGCCTACCCATTCACAAACATTACCGTTAAGGTCGGCTATGCCGCTGAAGTCGTCGTTATGAAACCAGTTTTTAGGTCCGCTGCCTGTTGCCGTATAGGGTACGTTATCACTGTAGTTATCGTCATATATAGGCATAGGCGCACCTTTATCGGTTGTGTTATAGTAGTCGGCGTAACTGCCGTTGTTATTGCCGTATGGCTGGCAATTATGCTTTTTACACCATAAAGCAATGGCCGCCCATTCCGCATTAGTCATTAAGTGCCAGCCTTCGCCCTTGTTTTCACAATAAGTACGCGCCTGGTCTATCGTCATATTTACAGCCGGGGCTTGATACGGCAAGCTGTAGGCTCTGTCATTTCTAACGATATTCTGATATTTTGAAATATACAGATATGGTATCGTCTTACCGTTTACCTTAAAGGCGGGTAAAACGTTTGTGCTTGTGCCTATACCTACGTCCTTGTAGGTAAGCTGGGGGATTTTTACCATAACAGACGGGTCACCCATATCGTCTACAATGATTTCATTGTTAGGGGGTAGGCTTAAACTTAATTCCTCTAAGCTCTTATCCCTTGTCGAAAGATAAATATTTTTACTCATTATCCTCACACCTTTCTAAGCGGTTAATTTCGTCGCGTATTGCCTGTCTTTCAGTATGCAGTGCCGTTATATCATACGGCATATCACCACCGACAAGCTGGACTTCATTACATTTGATTACCTTGTAATCGGTGGCCGTAAGCTGCTCTTTTAGCTCTGCAATACGTTCATAATTCGGGTACGGTTTCCAGCCCCTAATTATCTTACCGTCTTTTTGTGTATACTCTGTAGCGTAGTTGTGTTCGCCCGTAGGCTTTTCCTGTTCCTCATAGGGTAGGTAGCCGCCTTCTGTAAGCTGTTCCTGGGTTGCCCCTTTAGGTGCAAACTCTACGCGGCTGTCGTCCCTAAGACGTGCGTAACGTGTAATACTCATAGTGTTTCACTCCTTTAAATTTTTGTTAGTTGCGGCTGATTATTTACAATATCCAGCCTGTATACAACGCCCGTTACCGGGTCTGTAACATTGTTAGTCATATTTCGTAGGTATACCGTACCGTCGGGGGTACACGCTACAAGATATTCACCGTTTCCGTCGTCGGATATTACAGCTTTACCGTCCTTTACGTCTGCAAACGTAATAGGGTATATAGGCTTGTCGTCTATAAAAATCGTAGGACTGCTGTTGTAATACGGTAGCTGTGTGTCTGGCACTTTACCGCCGACTAAATCAGCCTTACTGCTTTTAAGCTCTGTGGCGCTTTCCTCTACAGCTGTAAGGTCTGTGCGTAAGGTTTCGGTATCTGTATTCAGTTTCGTAATATCCGTAGTATGTTTTGCGGTCGTAGTTTTTAGTGTTGCAATATCCGTAGCGTTAGCCTTGCCCTTATTTCCGGGGTATGCCGTGCTTGACGTTTCGCCCAGGGCTAAGCTCTGTGATATTTCTACAAATTTTGTACCGCTCCACCTGTACGTAAGGTCGGTATCTACAGATACGTATATTTTGCCGCCCTCGCCCGTTATCTCGGTAGTATGTGCGGCTTCCTTGTAGAATTTATCGTTATGATAATATCCTTCGATTACATCATCAACGTAAGACGGTAATTGTGACGACGGTACTTTACCGTTAGTGTCAAGTTCCGCTACACCGTTTGCCGCACCTTTTTGGGTCGTCGGTATCTTTGTACTGTCTGCTACAGTAATGTCCTTACTGCCGTCAAAGGCTACGCCGTTTATTTTACGGGCTGTAGCTAATTTCTTAGCTGTAGCTACATTTTTGTCTACGTCAGCCGTGTTGTCAGCATTACCTAAGCCTACCTGTGCCTTTGTAACCTTGTGGGGGTTATCTGTTTTACCGCTATGCGTACTAAGCGTACCGTCTAAAGCCGTAAGCCGCGCTTCAACCGCTGTACTTACAGGCTTATCCAGGTCAGCGGTATTATCGACACTACCTAAGCCTACTTGTGCCTTTGTAACGTTATGGGGGTTATCTGTACGCGCCGTAAACGTATTAAATGCCGTTGTAATTGTGTCTACAAGCTGTTTAAGACATTTACCCATTTTAGCGCTTAAAGCTGTTTCTGCGTCACTTGTTACCAGGTCGTCGGCTATCGGTGTTACAGCTCGTGTAACTAATACCTTGCCGTCCTCTGTTACGCTTATAAGCCAGTCGCCGCTTCCGTCAGCTTTAAGTACCATATTTCCGCTATCGTCAATATCCACGAAACGGCTTCCGTATATTGGTACACCGTCAACATAAATAACCGGGGCGCGTCCCGTGATTTTTGATATATCAAGGTTAGGTATATCGTCCGGGTCAAGTTCTGCACCGCCTGTAACAAGACCTTTAGCGTCATATGTTATTTTTGTAGCGGTTTTAGGTACTATGTCGTCGTTTTTTACCACGCGTTTACCTACAGCTTCATCTATAGTGTCGCTGTTTGCGTTCCAGACGTCTACGCTGTAGTTTTCGCTTTTGTCTGGTTTAATCAATTTTAACAAATTCGTAAGACTTGCCATATATTAAGTCACCCCCTCTACAGGTATTCCGTTTTGTATTTCGTCGTGTGTAAAGTTACTTAGTTTTTCGTGTGTGTAGCTTTCCAGCTGTGCATATGAAAAAATAACTTTATACACTGTGCCTAAATGTGCGTGTATGATACCCTCTATAGCTTCCTGTAACGCTGGTAACAGATTAGGTAGACCGTCTGTAAACGTTATCGTTACGGTGCTTGTGTTGCTGTTTACGGTAACAGTACAATGTTTACCGTAAGCCTGTACTAACGTGTGTATCATTTCCGCGCTAAAATTTTCAGCTTTAGCTAACTTTGCAAGTACGGCCGGCCGCCGTGCTTCGTAATCAGTGTTATTGTGCATAGGTAACCCTACGCTTTCTTCCCAGTAAACAAGCCCCCAGGTAGCGGTTAATGGTGATAGCTGTAACGCTAAGTCCATATCATTACTGTATATACGGTCATACTCTAAAGCCTGGGCGTTTTGTATAGCCGTAAAAATTTCGTTTTCCTGGTAGTAGTCAGCTGAAGCGTTTACCATTCCTTCGGTACGTGTACTTGTATCAATCATTAAAGGTCACGCCCCTTAGCTC